ATCTCTTATAAATATATCTTCATCATCTGTATTTAAGTCTAAATGACTCCTTTTCTTTACTAAGTCCATGTAAATCTTATTTGTTGGCGCTCGCTGCCCATCAAAAAATCTCATGTGAAACACTAACTTGTCTGCATAATCATTATAAGGTCGGTTGTCTATTATGACATTGTGTTTTACGGGTCTTTCCGTTACCCAATACCCACTTTCAATCTTATCTTTTGGTGTGTATAGAGTATCTCTTTCATCATTCCACAAATAATAATTATATCCTAATTTACTATCATCTATGCGATTATAAAATATACCCTCTTGCTCTAACATATCAATATATCTCATTCTTTCGCTATCAATCCGATAAACCTCACCATACACTTTCCCACCTTTATCTGGCAGCATAATAGGAAAATTAAATCCACGTGGTAAATAGATAGAGTGGTCTTTTAAGATTTCATGTCTTAAAAACTCTGCCTCTTCTCCTTTGGGTTTTAATATTCTTTTGCCTAAAAAGTTATGATTGCAACCACCTCTTTTTAATGTACCATATACAAATAAATCAAACATTATTTTACCTTTCTTATTGTTGAGCCATCTCTAGCTTTAAATAGTTTTAATTGATCACTATATGAAAACCTTGGAACAAAATTAGGAATAGTGTCAATTATTTCTTCATAAGCCCCTATCTTTTCATTATAGTAAGATTTTAATTTTTTAGATCTTTTAAACTTAGGTTTAGATATTTTTATTTTCTTTGTATCAAAGTGAAGTGTTTTAGTATTAATTCGCATCATAGTATTAGCAGCTATGTTTATTGGCTCATATTCGCCCCAAAAACCAGCATTTATAATTGAATCAGTACTACCATAAACAAAACAATCAAACTCAGGTACATAAGCCATTTGAATTGGATTATTAGCTTTTATCATATAAACATAATCTGGCCGCTCTAAATCAGCCCAAACAATAGCAACTCTACCTTGTACTTTTGGTAACCTATTAGTAAGGAAATCATGAACGCTATTAGACGTTTCATATAATCTAAATATAGCTTCACTATCAACTTGTGCATACCTTTTCATATCATACTTATGAAACAACTCTTTATGATTAGATATAGAGCCATTGTGAGTACCTATAGTCTGACCTGTACGAATTGGGTGATTGTTCTTGTTAATCTCTGGCGAACCAAGTGTTGCATATCTAGTATGGCCCATAATAGTTGTAATACCATTATAAACTAAATCAATATTATCTTGAACTTCTTTATCATTAAAAAACTCATAAGCTTCTTTAGGTTTTTTACATATTACATAATCGCCATATTTATCAATTAATGCAAAACCAGTTGCATGGCCTCCTCTTATATTAGCTGCTGTTAACATTTTAGAAAAAGAAACAGAGACGCTTTTAAGCGCCTCCGTATCTCTGTTTTTTTGTTTTAAAATAACTCCTGCTAGCCCACACATATTATGCTACACCTCCTTGTTGGTTAACTGATAAACCGTCTTTTACATAATCATAATCATTATTAAGTCTGTAATCAACCTCTCTATCACTTAACTGTTTATACCTTTTCTGTACATATTTATTAGCTAAGTTAACATATTGATCTCTTGAAAACACTGTTCTTTCAGTTGGCTCCATACCGCTTCTTCTTATAAAACCTATAGCACCTCTTAAACTTGCTAAACCTTTTATATTATTTGGTACAAAAGACATAGAAACACTTTTAGTATCTTCAACAGCATTAACAATAGCTTGAGTAAATACAACCCATGAAACTATTTTTTCAAAATTTAATGAACCATTGTGATACCTAAACTCAACAGAACCTCTTGTCCAAACGTTGCGAAAATTAAGCCCACAAGCTCTATTTGTTTGAACATGGGGAGATGTTTGATCTCTATCAATAATGTTACCGCCTCTGTTATACTTTCTGTCACAATCTCTTTTAACTTCATTAATCATTTTTTTAACATCGTTTTTAGTAATATTATAATGCATACCATTAAAAAAATTACTTCTAACGGGAGTACTATATCTTCTGTTATCTAATCTTGAAGGTGAAACTAGCTTGTAAATTAAATGCTCATACTTAGCAACAAATTTTACAAGGTTAGCTAAGAATTTTTGGCTTTTTTCTTTACCTTGAACCATCATATTAGTAACATCGTGATGAACATGTATACCGCAAGTATAATTAACTTCACACTCTAATTGTTTAAGAGTATCAAGCATAGATTTTAATTGCACAAAACCGTTTTCACCATATAATATAGGCGAAACAATTTCATTATCACCAACATAACCTCTGCGGCCGTTAGCACTAACAGAAGAGTCACTTACTATCTTCCAATGTGGTCTAGTAATATGATTGTACCCTTCTACTCTACAATTAACTGTAAGAGCATCACATATATCTTGCTTTGATACATTATTAGGTCTAATAAATTCAACCTCAACACCAAAACCTCTATTGTTATTAAAATGTCCTTTTTTGTTCATGTTTTCCTCACTTGTTTTATGGTTAACTATAATCACACCAAGAAAGTACTAAAAAAAAGGATACATGTACACCCTTTATTTATATTATTTTAAGGGTTATTTAAGGGTTTATTATGTATAATTGCTTCATTATTTATATTATATAGCATTTTAAAATGTCTTTCATAGACATGTAAACTAGCAGCATAATGCCTATATGTTCCTAATTCTAAACCTGTTGCTTTAGCTATCTTTTTTGATATTAAGCAAAACCACGGAGCATCGTATGTTAATCCATATATTAGATCATTACTCCTCATAAATACTGTTGTATCTAGTTTTCCATTTCTAACCATAAAATGCTGCGCTATCGTGCATACAAAATCTTTATTACTTTCATATTTATGCAAAGGTTGATTATAGTTTATAATGGCTTGTCGCGTATGAATATCTTTTTTTATGGAATCTATGCACCATTCAAACTGGCTTTTACCATTTTGTTTTTGTACAAATGCTATGTTTCCATAATTACTATTTATTGTGCCATTAGTATCTACTAGTTTTTCCCAAAAAGAAGAATATTTTTTTATATAATCTATTTTTAATGAACCTGATAAATACCATTTAAGCTCATTTTTTAAATATGTTTTATTTATTTTTCTTGATTTTAAATTGACTATACATTTCTGCATAT